TAGAGTTTTGGAAAATGTTAGAATCAAATCAGTTTGTAAAATCAACAAATAGTATTACTAATCAAGTAGAAGAATACCCACCAGCAATTCAGGATATGGAAGCAATTGTGAAAATAAATGGCGAGTTTGATAAGTATGCGATAGAGGAATGGCTCGCCACCAAAATCGCACAAGCCATAGCAGAAGAACTAGCAGAACTCCTACTTGAGCTATTACAAGTGTTCAATGACTACGATGTGCCGCTTACTATGACTGCTGAGCAGGTGAGAGAGATTTTAAAAGATTATTTAAACAAAAAAGAGATAGAGAATTTACTTAAAACCCTTAAACCAATTAATTAAATGTACAAAATAACAAAAGACGGCGTAGCGCTAGACCCTAAACTTTATACGATTGATGAAGCCAATAGGACTTTTATATCAGAAGAAAATGGCTTAGTAATAGATTTTGCAGGGAAAAGCGATTGGCTTTTTAGAATCAGAAATTACTGCACAGTCACTGCTGATAATGACTGTTTTATAGATGCAAGGAATGGATGTAATATAACTACTGGTGATCGTGCTGTTATGAGAGTCTGTGATAATTCAACTATAACTGCTGGTGACCGCTGTACTATAACCACAAAGCATAACTGCACAATCACTACTGGTGAACGCTGTACGCTGGACACTGGCAGCGGTTGTAATATTACTACTGGTGATGGTTGTACTATAGATGCAGATTATAAATGTCACATCTCTACTAGTCATAACGCTGTTATTAGAGCTTATGCGTATTCAGTTATAACAGGCGGTAAAAATTGTGTAGTGATTAGACGTGTTACCAACGAAGTTATCAAGCTTGTTGCTGGGCAAACTATCAGGCTGAATGGCTATGATGTTGAAGGCTACGAAGTCATAAAACCAATAGAAACCATTGAAATTGAGGGTCAGAAGTACAACAAAAAAGAAGTAGAAGATTTTCTTAAAAACCTTAAACAATTAATTAATTATTAAAAATATAAACTATGAGCAACACAAAAGAAACATTAAAAGACAAAATAATATTATGGTATTGGAATCAAATGAGAAAAATTATGAACTATACATTGAAATATCACGGATATGATTTTGGAATTTACTATATGTCGGAGCTAGAGAAAATGTACACAAAACATAAAGACGAAATTAAAAGAGATTAAACTAATGTGATTTAGTTGCACATATACTCAGCTTTTTAGTTAATTAATTAAATTTAAAACATAAAAAATGGAAACACAAAAACAACCGTTTAGCCCAGGTTTACGAGCTAAGATTAAAATATTTACTAAGTTGAACATGGTTTTTTATTCCAGGCAGGAATTAAATGACTACGTTTTAAGGTTAAAATCCTTACTAGCACAAGCTTATGAACAAGGTGAATGTAATTTTGAATTACATAACCAAGTTGTAACGCTTTTAGACATTGCAGCTTTAAATTATAAAATACCTACAGAGGCTTAAATAAAAACAAGATCATAAACTAAAACTAAAAATATGCCCAAACTATATTACACACCACCAACAAACGAACAATTCAACGAGCTAAAAGAAAAAGCGATTGAAATTTGGTCTACTATGGGTGATGAGCCAAGTTATTCTCAGGAAAAAATAGGTAGGATAAAAGATATTAACAATGTAGGTGATAACTTTATGTTTATCGTAGCGATGTTTGACCAAAACAATCAACAAAAGCTCTCTAACAAATTAGAAGATGAAACAAGGGGAGCTGTTGCCGAAAGAATAAGAGACGGTGGTGCTCCTGATTATTATAATGTTTTCCTCTACCCCCTAGACAAACCAGATAAATAATATGAAACTAATCGGAGTTGAAGCACAGAAAAAAGGCAAGCTAGCCGAACACCGCGTAGCACAACTAGTAGGAGAGCTAGGCCTAAACTCTTATTATAGCCAACAACTAGACTATGGTGGTCACACTGATCTCGTTATCGAAAATGTGCGATTTCAAATTAGCGCCACAGGTAAATCTAACAAGACTATTAAACGCAGCCAAGGAATACACCAGATCATTGCTGGTGAACATATCTCTCGCGATTCTATAATTCAACAAATCTATTTAGGTATCAATTGGGATAGTAGAGAAAGTTAGTTAAACTATTATAGTTATGCATACTTATGATAAACAATTAAACGGGCTCACAGCCCCATGCTTAGCATGTAATAGCATGGTCGAGTTGGTGCAGCATCATATTTACGGTAGGCGCTATTCCGAAAAGTGCATCTGGGTTTGTCCAACCTGTCATTCAAAAATACATGCGAATCCCTCATGGGCTTATGAGAAGGGCTTTATGATTAAGCGTGGTAATCTCGAAATAACTAAAAAGTCTTCCAAAAAAACATGTTTGCACAAAAAAACATACTTTAATGGCACCCGACACGTCTGCCAGATTTGCCACAAAAATATATAAATGTGGTATGATTTGACGTGCAGGCGAATCCGCTGAAAGTAAGAAGCGGTGCTGGTAAGTGATCCTTACCTAAGAACAAGGTTGCAAGTCCAAGCCGTAACAGTCGTTGAGTTAATCACATCACTGGGCTAAATCCTGCACATTAATAAGTCACTCATTACGGGCAGTATGTGGGTGGCTTTTTTGTGGTATATTAAGTCAATAATATATTTTACTGCCCAAAATATGCGAATCCAACTAATAATTTTAGCTGTCGCCTTTCTCTTATCAATTGCGCCTGCTAAAGCCGAAAAACATCAAGCTATACACGGGTTTAAGCCGCCTGCGAGTCACCAGTTGAGTGTTATACCGAATAATGCTTTTGTTGTCTTTAATTGCCCTCTACACGCGAAAACTCCTGAGTGGTTCACCATTTCTTTAAATAAGTATAATTCAAGTTGCAGAGAGCAATATCTCCTTAGTGCTATCATATATTATGAATCGAAATTTAACGCGAACGCTCAAAACTCTAGTAGCAGCGCTGCTGGTTTGGCTCAGTATCTGGATTCTACATGGGCTAGGCACGGCTGTAATAAATACGGTGGCAGGACTAGTATTGATGCCCATATTCAGTGTGCTTTATTTGATCTCAGGCGTAATTTAGGTAAACAGTGGGCGGTTTGGCCGCTTGTTAATAATAATCAGTTTGGATATCGGTTATAGACATTTAGGCGTTATCTCTCTACAATATACTGGATGAGATTTAATCTTGAAAAAAATCAGTACAAAAGTGCAGGGATAGGAAAAGAAGCCTCAGCAGTACTAGATGCAATTTACCTGTTTAGACAAGAAACCAACAGAGCACCATCGTGTAGCGAGTTGCAGCGGCTATTAGGTAAAAGCCATGATAATTTGTATATTTCACTAAACCGATTGCAAAATAAAAAGATTATCAAAATACCAGAAGAATATCCAATACAGATACTGCAAACCCTTACTAGTGATGACCTCTAACTTAGAAAGCAGCTTTACTTTGCTTTGGAATGACTACTGCCGAAATATCAATTCTAACATCCTACTGATCCCAATAGCAGAATATAAATTCCATAACGAAAGGCGATGGCGCTTTGATTTTGCTTGGCCAGCAGTTAAAGTAGCTGTAGAAATTGAAGGTGGGATATTTTCAGGTGGCAGACACACACGTGGTACGGGTTATGAGAAAGACCTGGAAAAGTATAATACAGCTATTACCCTTGGTTGGAAAGTGTATAGGTTGTCTGGTGGTATGTTACTCAAAGATCACGCTACATGGATTCCTGTAATCTTGGCTACAATAAACAAAACGGCACAAGATAATTATTTAATTACTCCTGCGCCCCTCAAGTAACTATCTAAGCTTTTAACGGAAATATCAATTTGGGTTAGTCTTTGATCAATTGACTCAAATTTATCCAACTCTAGTTTCTTTATCGCAATTAGTTCCTGTTGTAATATCGGTACATCTAAATTAAGCGCGTTGACCTGAGCAGAAAAATCAATGATGACACGATTAAATCCCAAAACAAAGCCAACAATGGTAAAAACAATACCAGAAACAATGCTAAACAACCACTTAGGAATAGCTTTATAAATCTTGTAAATATTTTCGATGTCGTTACGTTCTGACACAGATTACTATTTTAAGATTATATAATCATCAGAAGTAATTCTACCGTCTCGGTTACTATCATACCTAAGCTTGATAGACTTTAATGGAGCACCAAGTATCAAGCCAATTACTAACGCTCCCATGTCGTTAACTTGCCACCCAAACGCTTGGTTCAAAAAAGGTGCAACTCCTATAGTTAAAATAGCTGTAATCACTTGACCAAACCAAACAAAAATATCGTACTTGAATATGTTTTTTAGCGTTTCGCTTTTAATATATTTATCAACTAAACGTCCGTAGACATTAAGCCAGCCATCAATATCGGCTGTTTCTTCTACTACGTCAGCTATTATCTCTTGTGCATCGGTAAGTGATAAGTTATACATTGCAGCATATTTATTAAGCGCTTCATTCTGAATACTTAGTTCGGCTAACTGATTTTGTCTGCTTAAGATTTCAAGATTTAAGAGGGCTATTCGTTCTGTGTTTTGAATAGTTTTAGCCTCTAATTGAGATTTTAATTCAGCTATTTGTTTTTCGTACACGATTACATCAACTGTTGGTGTTTTAGCTTCGGACTTAAGAGGCATGTTCTGTAATTCTGCCTGACAATCATAATATTTACCATTCCATGGTCGTTTAGCGGATATATGTGTATGTGGTCCTGTAGATTTGCCAGTATTGCCGCTATACCCAATTAAATCTCCCTCATTTACTTGACGGTGGCTGCTTACTACTTGCGATAAATGAATAAGTATATATTTAACTGTTTTATCACTCGATGTAATAGATAGTCCGATAGCACCTGCTAGTGACTTAGAGTCTTCTGATTGCATCCAGCCACTAAATGATGCATATATAGGCGTACCCATAGGTGTCGCGTAGTCTGTACCCGGCATTCGTGATGCTGGTTTACGACCTAGATGCCCTTGGAATGTGCTAGTAATATTATATCTTTTATCGAACGGATAAGTTCCCATACATGTAAAAAGAACAGCTTTGCCATACAATGACAATACTGCTCTTATGAGTTAATACATACATTTTACTCTATATAGCTTATACACGCAAAATTATGTCATACCTTTGGCTTTATTCTTTAGTATCAAAAATATCACAATTGGGTTACCTATACCGTCATAAGTAAAATATTGCAAGTTAGCCTCCACATATTCCTTTGTAACAAATGCGTATTGATAGCTTAAAATGTAATATTGGCCGGTATCTACGTCGTAATCTGTCAAATCATAATTGGGTAAGAGGAAGATAAATTCGTCCTCCGTTCCTACCGATTCAGCTAAAAATGCTATATATGGTGGCGGTGCTGACTTACTACCAAGTTTATAATGGCCACGCGCAGCCCCTAATATTTCTCCACTGGCTCCACCTGCTAACTTGACCTCAACCCTGATAACCTCTTCTACCTCTAAAGAGTCTAAAAGTTGATAGAAATCTGCGCTATTAATCCCAGCTTGTTGTAGCACATCGGTATTATTGGGATTCATCTAGTTTATCTATTAATATAAATATAATATAGCTTTCTGAGAAAGGGTTAATCGAGCTAGCCTGTATTTCTACGTAGGTTGGATAGGTGATAAATTTAGCATATCTTGACGGTATAAAAGCCCCTATTCCAAAATATGCCGATGGTACAAAAGTAGCCTCAATAAAGGGTAAAGTCTGTTTAAGGCTTTGTGTACCAGTAAAAAATGTAGTTAGAGTGCTATACACTAGTACTCTAGGTGGAGTAGTTCTTCTCGTATTTTTAAAATATATTTTTGTGTTAGCGGTATAATGGGAAGCGGCTAGCACACCGGTCGCATTCCCTTGTCTTATTTCTTCTACTTGGAGAACATCAGAGTATGCGTTTACATCTTCTGCACGTAAGTCCGCTGTTAGTTTAACTGTAGAGCTCATATGTTGAAATAGTTATTAATAAACTTATCCTTTAGTATGTAGATATCATAAACACACGTAATTTCGGTTTGGCTGAAACACTGTATCTGCATTTGTTTGCGGCGCACATTATATGTGTGCCATTGATCTTGCAACGTGTAGTTACCAGTTACAGGTGCAAAGTTTAATACCGGTAGTAACTGTCTAGTCGCTCCATTTCTTTCTCCTACTCTTAAATATACCAACACAAAAGGCGCTTTACGGTAGTTTTGTTTTGGTAATACAATATCACTAATCTTATAAAATCCGACACCAAATGGATATGCTATTAGTGTATGAGTGAATGTGAAATATGTGTCGACTTCTATGGCATCCAACAGGTCTGCAACTTGCTCTGTGGCTGTAGAGTGTGTAGTCTCCACGAGCGTTTGTACGGTCTGCCCTAGGGCATTCTCCGCTCGTTTAAGACCGCCATCAAACCCTGCTTGATAAACATCCTCTATCGGGCTGGGTATTTGTTCTTCTAAAGTTGTGTCGACTTCCATTTTAGATTGGTAAGATACCTTCTACAGTTAACGAGGTGATTGTAAAACCTATATGATGGATTATATATTCACCGCTAGATTCAATCTCAAGGCTAATCGTACGGCATTCTTTACCGAAAATGAAATACTGCCAAGTCCAGTCAACCCCTGCTGGCGATATCGGTAACACAGCAGGTAATGCTGTATAGGTGGTAGCGCCGTCTAGTGCGTAACGCACAGTAATAGTACCGGTAGATCGATATTTGAACATTATCTTAGTAATGTTCTTAAAATCTGCCATATCCTTAAACCCAAAATCGTAATGCTTAGTTTGAATTACACTAGATACACTAACGGGAGTTCCAGCGCTATTAGCGTCTGTATATATTCCCGGCACTTCTAATTTATATACGGCTGAGTTGTCCATACTGCCAGCATATAAATCGTGCTGGTTATTTAAATTAATGAATTTGGCAAAGACTGCGGCTAGACCACCAGCAGTATAGCTATGCACCCGCCAAACAGATTGACCAAAATCATATTCTACTACGCAGTCGTTAATTGTTTGACCATTTATTGGCCCAGTTAGATTTTGTAAAGCGCAAAAATATCGGTCATCAATAACACCCGATGCCGTAGCTGATAAAGTCCCTCGATTGATTGAGTTGAATATCGCAGCAAAAGTCAAATCATTTTTAATAGGTAAACTGATATCTTGTGGGTAAGCTTGATTATAGGCTAAAGCCATAAACCCCTTATCAGATAACCATACGGCCGTACCTTGTACTACAGAAATACTTCGATGACTTACACAGCCAAAATCATCTACCTGAATTGTCGCTCCATTTCTAGGGTTTACGGTTAAATAATTATCACGTGTGAAGATAATAAAGTCGCGTCCATTACCAAAACTAGCTACACCAGTATGTGGTTTGTCCGTAATTGCGTAGTCAGCTCCGACATCAATAAATGGGACATTAGTTGTACTACCCTCCAAAGATGTCCAGTATCCACGTCTAGGATAGATATCATTGCCAGCAAGCATCATGTAAGCTCCATTGGTAGCTAAATATTTACCTTTTAAATATATTGCAATACTGTCACCGTCCCAAGTGTCGTTAATAGCGCTATTAACTGTTACTTGTGTTGGACTTGTATAAGCAGTGATAGTACGTGTAGCAGCGTCTGTTATATTAGTGATAGTTAACCCTACCATACCAACATTAAATATCGATGTCGTCGCGATTAAGGTAGATGCTGTTGAACTAGCATCTACAGTGCCAGTCACAGCTGCTTGTATTGTTGCTGCACCTGTCTCGGTAACATATCTTAAATCTGTAGCATTATTACCAACGTAATAATGTCTTCCAATAAAGTTTGTAAAATCGACTTCACTAGTAGTTGCCAACCCTGAGTTAGCTTGTGTCACTTGTGATGTCCATACTGCACCCGCTTCATTTGATACGTATATGTTACCCTGATGCACCATATGGAGAAAATATGTGTTGTCATCTTTATAAAACATCTGTAGTCCACGGACTTGATTAGCTCCACTTACTAAATTTAAAAATAAGTTAGTTCCTAGCCTATGCGCAAGGTTTCCCAGTTGGGACTGGTTAACATTCAACAATAAGGAAAACTGATTAGTCTTTAGTAACCCTGGCCCGACATACTCATTAATAGATCCTGATAGATCATTTATTATCAGTGTTGTTTCCGCTTTCATAATTACATTCCAAGTGTCGCTGCAAAGTCGGCTATATTAGTTGGCGAATCAAAACCGGCACTTTGTAGTGTCTGTGATTGTGTCGCTAATCTCCGGCTAAATGCTTTTTTAAATAACTCTAGCTTGCGTTTAGCTACTGGTAGTTCGTCAGTTACTTGTGGTAGTTGTGACATCAAGTTTGCGCGTTCGTTGTCTGATGCTGCAGCACCTGAGTAGTATTTGACAATTTCAGAAGCTAAGTTATTAAGTTGGGATTTAAGACCTTCTCTATCTGCATTAGCGAATATACCACCAAGATCACTTAATCTACTTGTGCTTGCTGAACCGAATTGATTTTCATTTTGTGTTAGTAATTCTTCAATTGCACCGAAATTGTTAGCAGTCGATAATCCTTCTGACATCTTAGATGCTATAGCTGCCGAAAGAGGTCTGCCGCTTGTTGTCTTTTCAGCTGCATTCTGAGCTTCGAGATCCTGACCTAAAAAGCTTGCTAGTTTAAGCGCGCTGTTTAAATCACCGCCAGTAGCCGCCAATGCATTCTGCAAAATAGCCGCATAGCTTTGTGGCTGTTGCTTATTATTACCACCCATCATCTGTTTTTGCAATTCTCGTGCATCTACCTTGCCACCTAATTGTTGAGCAATAGTTAGCACAGACCTTTGATCCTCTGGTAGTGCATTATACATATCCCATAACTCCGTAGAGTCTGGTATACCACTATTATAGTCTTCACCACCCATGTCAGGATTATTATTTATACTATCAAGTATAGAACTAGGCTGTGCTTGTGCTGCTTCTAGCTCCGGTTGATTAACTGCCATACCCGCTAGTGCAGGCGCAACTGTGTTTGTTATACCTGGTATCATAGAGCTAGCAGCTTGGGCAATATTTCCTACAGGCTCTGGAAGATTAGGTATTGCTTCACCCAATTTACCAGCTAAATTCCCAGCACCTCTGATAATTTCGCCTGTTCTCTGAGCGCCTTGTGTAATTAATCCGCCTGCCTTGTCTACCAAAGCCCCTAATGGTCCTTGTTGCAAAACGCTGGCAGTTCTTTCTCCAGTAGTAGCACCAGTATCCACAACACGCCTAACTCCAGGGAACTGCGTATACATAGTTTCTAATGCTTTATTTATTCCAGACATACCAGGAGTGCTTTCGTTAACTTTTTGTTTAGCCCAATTATATATTTGGGAGTCAACGATATCACCTCTCTGCGGTGTGCCAATACCTTTAACAACTTTCAAATAACCATCTGTTACAGCATCTTTGATATTTTGCAGTGTTGATGGGTAAACACCACCAGTATTATTTAGTCTAACGTCTACATTGCCTGTTGCTCTTGTCATCAGATCAGTTAGCCTGACAGATATCGCGCTAGAGGCTTCCTTATTAGTCCCAAATGCACCCTTGCCTGCATATGCATAAGCTTGGTCTCCTAGAGCCTTAGACACCTGAGTAGGATTAACTTGGACTACTGTGCCTACTTGGTCTAATGATGTAGTCTGGAGATCTTTTAACTTACTGAACGTATTTGATAAACCATCTGCATCCAACTTTTCACCAAAGAACCTACGGGCAGTTTCCATAGAACTAACATCATTTTTGAACTTATCTGCAAAAGCCCCAACCTCTCGTGTAGTAAATCCTAATCTTTTATATGTGTCTTTTATCGCGTTGCGCTCAACTCGTGGCATCTCCCCTAATAATTGCCTACCTAAAGTATCTTGTAAGAGCTTTGCATTCTCCACCGCTGGTAAGCTTAAATCAGCCTTTTGAATTACACCTTTAGGAAATGCTTTAGCTCCTAATAGCTTGTCATCAACCCCGTATAGCATTTTCATCGCGCCCATCACTTCTTTAGCATCGGATAAGCCAGCATCTACCGCAGGTTTAATCCGTTTAGCAAAATTGTCAACAAGTTGCTTCTGAGCTGGGTCGTCAATATTATTTATCTGAGATGACAACTTGTTTAAAGCATTATTAAACGGTTTCGCTGAACCTTTTTTTAACCCAGAACTTCCTGCTAACTCAGGCGCATTTAATATGTCTGAATATTGAGCCTGTAGGTTTGGTTTCGATTTACCTGCGACTGACTTTAACGCCTTGCCTACCAGCCCAAGTCCTGCATCTACGCCAAATCCAGTAAGTCCACCTAATAACGTGCTAGGCAATTCTTGGCCCTTTTCTGACTGACCGAACCCCATTAAAGCACCACCTGGTAATCCGCGAGTGGCTGCATTACTAATCACTCCCGCCCCTTTGCCGCCCAAACCAGGTGTAGCATAAGAAAGTATACTAGCCCCCTCTTTAAGTCCGCTCCTTATTGGGTCAGCAGCATAATTCTTGAATTTGTCCTCCCAGTCCAGTTGATTAGGACCAAATTTCCCTGTCAATAAAGGTTGTTGATTTTCGATAGCATTAGCAGGATTAGTTAGTGCATCAGCAAAGCTTTTACCACCTAAAATGTCTCCTGTTGTTTTAGCAGATGTCTGTACTAGCGCTGATAAGGGATTTACAATTCCATTTACTACACCACCTACAAGTGGGTCGGCAATGCCGAACGCAAGACCACCTTCACCAAACAACTCACCACGTCCACCACCAAATCCAAAATTACCTGGTGCTTTAACTTTCTGCATAACCTTACCGCTACTATCTAAGATTTCATAATCTACAGAATTAGGGTTAACTTTATATTTCTCCTCATCCTCTACCGACTTAAATTTCTTTTTGCGGTTGCTCATCCTCGCAATCTGTTTCATTAAGGTACTATCAGCAAGAGCTGCACTTATTGATTGTGAGTTATTATTCGTCATTTTAGTTATTGTTTTGTCCAAATCTAAAGCCCGCAATCGAACCTAATGCATTTAATGCTGGGAAAATGTTAGGGGCAATTGCTTGCACTCCTTTTTGGAAACCATTAAGACTACCACTCATTTGCTGCGCTCGCTGCTGTTGTTGCGGTGTCATTAACCTAGTTTGTGGCATTTGCTGCTGTTGATTAAAGAACCTAGACATATCAATTCCACCACCTGATGCCGCCGCGGCAGCTCTACGTGAAGCCTCTTGTTGTCTTTTCGCCTCTTCCTGTTGGAATGCCATACTAAACATATCTTTGATTTGTTGTTGCCGTTGCTGCCAACTGTTATTCATGGTACTAGCTAGATCATTAACTTGTGCTCCAAAGAAGTTTCCCATATTTCTATTGGAGTTCATTTGACTAGTTAAACGTCCCATACTTCCACCTAATAATGATAGTTTAGCCGCAGGTGACATGTCACTGGCGTTTGTTCCCATCTGATTAAAAGGTTCAAATAATGATGGTAAATATTGTGATTCCAATCTCGCCGATTCTTGTGTGATCGGCTTTAAGACTGGATTCTCGTATGCCTTAGCAATCTCCTGTTGGAAATTAGGCATAGCTCCCATATCTTGGAGTTGCTGTTGATAGAATTGACTAGAATTTGTCATATTTAGAATTTAAAAGGATTTTGATAATTAATAGGTATATTGGTTTGATTATTGTACGCATTAGCCAGGGCAGGATTTTGTTGCGAAAACTGTTCGTAGCTCGGCAAAGTCGGTGCTACAAACCCTGTTGGATTTTTATAATACGATTCTTTTTGTTGATTATACCAATCAGTAGTGTAGTCTCCTATCTGGCTCACAAAAGAACCTACCTGTTCTTTACGTTGCCTCTCAGTTGCATCAGTTAAGGATTGTAGTGAACTTGAGCCACGGCCAGTTCTATAAGCACCAGAACCAGCTAAGTCACTGGTTAGCTGCATCATGCCTTGTCTGAACTGTCTTTCCATCTCTGGATTTATTTGCGATTCAGCTAATCCAGTAATAAGATTTTTGTTGAATACCTTTTCATACGGCAAAACTTGATCAAATGCTGTACGCTGTGTAGGTGTTGGAATCCCTGAAACAGCAGATTGTGGCATCGATTGTGTTGTTGTCCTCTGACCAGATATTTTAAGTGTTGACCCAGCCCTAATACGGTTTGGGTCTGACAGGTTATTCATTGATGCTAAATCACGCCAATTTAGCCCATACTTGGATGCAATACCAGATAAGGTATCACCAGGTCTGATTTGATAGGTTGGTGGCATTAAATTATTCTCCTGCTCATAAGGTTAAATCTGCGCGGCATTCTAGTCTCTCGCGGAAAACCAGTTGATGTTGGTCTAAAGCGACTAATAGACTCCCGTTTTGCTTTCTCATATTTTTGCTCAAATAACGCCGCTTCTTTAAATTGCTGCTTTTGTAAGAACGCCTTTGACACTGCACCCCATATCAATGGTTGGTCTACAGGCAATCTAGGTATATCACCTGTCGCTGCCAATGTGGTAGGCTTGGCAATATAAGTCAATTCAATAGCCTTTTCAACTTTTTTATCAAATGCAGGTAACACGCCTAAAGTGTCTACAAAGTCCGACGTGGATGTAGTACTAGTAGTTAAATATAGTTGGGGGTCACTTTGACTAAAAGTCTCACCTCCAGACTGGAATAGGTCAAATTTTGGTCTTGGGTTGCCAGTTATTACATAGTATTGATCTGTAGATTTATACTTTAATCCTACGGCCTCTACTGTGTAGATATCTGCGGCATCACCGCCCAAGACGAACTCCTGTCCCAATACATACAAAACATCACCATCCCAGGTGTCCCCGATTGTTGTATCTAATTCCACGGTAGTACCCGAAGTGTATTCATCGATTATCGCTAGTTCTTCGTCAGTATCATTCCATACATACAGACCAACCATGCCATTGGTGAATATGCTTGTAGTAGCCACCAATGTTGTGCCTGTAGATGCCACACTAGATGTACCGGTTGCTATCCATGAATCGGCATAACCAACTTGTCTGAAGTAGAATGGGTATTGAGTCGTAAACATAGGAAATAGTTCATCTCTATATGTTTGGTTTATCATTTCCCCTATATCATCTTCTGTAACATCGCGGTTAGTTAACCAGCCGCCACTCACAGAATAATATTTTATGATTTTCCCTACTGCTTTTTTAAGATTATCAAATGTCATAGCAAAAATAAAAGAGCAACTAGACTTGTTATTATTAAGTCTAGTTGCTCTTTATGAGTTAAGTTAAATTATTATATCACCTACGCAAGATAATTAAATCTCGTAAGTCAAATTGGGAGATATAGCTTTAGTGCCGCTAGTAGTGAATGTTCCAGTAGTTGTTATCGCTACACCAGCTGCAGCACCATTGACTCTGTATGAATCCATGTTTGCACTAGAGACATTTACGGAATAGGTAGCCATATTGTTTCCACCATTGTCAGATGCATAACTAAAGCCATACGATGGAACACCGTTTCTGTTAAAGAAAGGCATAGTAGCAGTAGCAGTAGTTGCGTTGGATGTGCCGGAAATTGAAAGTTCAATAGCCATACTTTTACTAAATACTCTATACCGCGCCACGACTGTAGGAGTACCGCTCCATCCAGCGGGGCTTGGTATCCAAATCATACGGTCAGACTCATATATCGGTCTGTTAACTACAGAACCTGCGCTGGTAACAGACCAATTGAATGATGCTGTGGCACTTAACGTAGCAAGGAATCTACCTATCACAGTTACTTCATCTGCCGAAGATGGAGCCACACTAAACATACCATGGCGTTCATCAGTTGTTGTCGCGTTAAAATCAGCATAAGTGACTGCGTAAGGGATTCTGGAAGCGGCGATTCTGACAAGACTATTACTAGAATCCCAGGCTAAATAGACAAAGTAGGGTACTACTTGTGCAGCTAAAATGGTTGCTCCAGAGTTACACCAATTTGTACCTGCGTTTCTTGTGGCAGAAACAGCTGTTGTAATAGTTCTTATAGTGTTACCGATTTTGACATGGATTGGGTCACTGGCTGTAGCATCTGCTCCAGCGTTTGTTTTTAGCGCAAATGTTATATTATTGCTCGTAACACTCACTACTGTCTGCCCGTTGACCATATAGCCTTGTGGGAAATTAAACTTCAGCGCATTATCAATAACTAAATTATTAGTGTTAAGGGTTGCACCTAGCACTAATGTCTTACTAGCTACACTAGTTCCTGCTATAGAACCATCATTAAAATTTAACTCTGTTGCAGTTGAGGTTAAGTCGACCGCCTCATTAATTTTTGGCGAAGTTAGTGTTTTATTAGTTAGAGCCTCTGTGCCCGCTAAACTGGCAGCCTTATCTGTTGAAACCACACCAGACAACTTGTACGCATGAGTCGTGGTGGTGGGGCTACCCGTGATTCCTACCCTAGCTTCTATCGCCTCTATTGCATCCTGCACGTCGTTTACCCGGTCTTTTGGACTATCTGTAGATGCACATGATAAGTCTGTATAAGCATCTAATGTTGTTGGGAATGTAGTAGCCATATTAGTTTGGTTGTATTAAATTATTAATTAAACAAGCAGGCAGCGTGTTGCTATTAGCCCAACCAGCAGCAGGTTTACCACACCACCATTCGGCGGTACACCAGAATGTGGGGTCACACCAAACCTCTGAGCTTATACTAGGCATTAGCTTATCTACTACTGTAATAGGTAATAATGTTGTGTCATTAAATATTGCCATTATATTGTATATGTTACTTCTAACTGCGCTATCGAGGCGTGTCCGACGTAGCTATCTATTTCAAATTCAGTGACAGCCCAAAATCTAATTTCTGCGGCGATAATCTTTGCCCATGTCCAGCCACCTGATGGGACAGATAATGTAACCCAACTGCCCATGGGGAGCGGTGCAACAGTACCGTTGGTTACGCTCGTAGTGCCTACCTGCTCGGCGCCTATAAATGTAGCGCCGTGGAGAACAAGTGCTACAGCGCTAAATCTAGCCCCGATTCTATATCTAACTTGTGATATTGTACCGCCTAGATTTGTTGCTGTTGTACCTACTCCGGTTAATGTGTTCGCCGTGACTGAACCAGAAGCTAAACTACTATAAGAGGCGACATCAGTTCCAGTGCTATCCAAAGTGCCATTAAAAGCATTAGCATCGTTGGACCACATCCCTGATGAATCTGTAATACTAGTATGCCCATCAAAAAAATAAATACTGACCTGCGGGCTACCAGCGCCAGAAATAGTATCAGACCTGTAGCCTTTTTTCTTCCAACTCGGCATTTGTAAGGCGTTAAACCCTTTATATTTCCCCATTCTATGAATGATCTTCGGTTACAGTTGCTTTTACTATGATATTTCCAGCGTTAGCCGCTACACCATTTTCCTTAGCGGAAATCCTCATATACTTAGCAGCTACTGGTACAGGAATCTCAAATCTATCATAAGTCCCTGCTGTTTGTGTAGAAACAAAATTATAAGATTGGAGCGTTACTGTAGTTACTCCTGTAGTGGTTGATTCAGCAATTTGTCTATGCCAATCAGTCGTTGCTATATCAGACATTTCTATAGGTGAGCTTATCGTATTGGCAAACTCAACTATAAGGTCAACGCTGTTAGCAGTTTCTGCTGTACCCATTGTATAGGCAACATCCAAAACAACCTGGTAATTACTCTCTATACGGAAAGGGTTAGACACCGAACCTGTATATGCAGAAGTTAAAGTTTGAGCTGCTCCGATTGTGCCCAAAACGAAAATTGATTGTCTTAATTCCATAATTATTATTTGTATTTATTATAAAGTGTGGTTGCTGTTTTATTTAAAAAATCAGTGTAACGGACACGATCTGCTTCTGAACCAGCATTCCTGACCAGTACACTAACTTCATCTATCATCTTTTCAAAACCTAACTTTTTAGCTTTTCTACCCTCTGAACTGCTCACCGCAAATTCAATATCATTGCTAGTCATTTTACTATAATCTAACCCCGGACTAGTATTAGTAGGAAAGCGTTGAATAGTTCCACAATCACAAATCAAAGAATAACCACCAACTAAAGCCTTCACTAACGGCTTTTTGCATTTGTAACATTTTCCTAGTTTCATTATTTCGTTTAGGGGACAGGTTAATTACTTGCCCCCTAATTTAACAATTAAGGTAAATCCTTAACTTCCTGCAAACCACATTCCCATTTTGTTAATGTGACTGCACCTGCAATACCTGCTGCGTTCAAAAAGAACATGTAAGGTACTACGATATCACCTGTATCAAAAGTATAAGCAGCTACTGTTGATGGTGTAACGCCATCAACTTCATAAGTAACTTGACCGCTCTTTGATACTTTTACAGTAAGCGTATGTGTTTCAGCGTTAGCCCAGTTTAATGTGGTATCAGTAGTAACCGTAGCTGCGTTATTAAGCGCGGTTTCGATAGTAATATTTCCTGTGATCACATTTAATACTGCAAAATCTGTGTAGTCATCAATATTTGCCTGGTAAGCTTGTGTTTTTCTAAAGCCGATTGCGCAATCATCAGTACCTGAAACGGTAGCGATGGCAAATGTTACACTAAAGAAAAATGCTTCACTTGTACCTATGGTAAACATGCTTCTAGCACGATCAACAACAGAACCTCCTAATTCAATACCATCATTGTCGACTTGATCCATATTGATATTAAAACCAGCTGCTGTAAGCACTGGTGCTAATATAGTTTGGGTCCCCTTAGCTACATAATTAATATTGTTACGACCTAATGATAATACATTAAGAGTATTGGCTGCTCCTGATGGAAGGCCACCTGTTGCTAAAGAAGTAGTTGCGTTCGTCCTAAAGTCTTCATAAACATAACTATAACCAGTTAAAGGTATATTGTTTTCACGATACCCTGCGGCTGAGTCTACTGGACCTGAAAAATGAGTAATTCCCATTTGTTTAATTTTAATAAGTAATCCTAATATTTACCTCTCATTTACCCTTGAGAGTCCAACGGATTGTTAGGGTTGTGGGTTTAACCTAAACCACCCACAAGGTACTAAATTAACTTGAGTAAACAGCGCCAGCACCTAATGAACCCCAAGCATATCTCCAGTCTGACCATCCAATGGATGATTGGAAACTTACCTGGAAGTAAATAGTCTGGTTTCTGAAACCTACAGTTTCATTAGCGGAAACAATCTCTGGTTTCCAGCCCCACTTCCACGATACTTTATGATTTTTACTGTCAAGTAAGAACCATGCAGTATCTGAACCACCTAAGTAACTAGAAATAAAGTTCCAACTAATAATATTAGCCATTCCACCCTTATACTCTTTCATAGCATATGGGTTAACGTCATTATCAGCTGTTCCCGAACGTAAGTCGGATTTAACAATAATAATAGCCTCTTTCTCTAAAGCGATTGGGACAAGTAATGTATCCGGAATCGAGCTAATAGCTAAACCTCGGTCATCTACTTGTTGTCTGAACGCTATTAAACCAGTTTCGTAGTTAGCTTCTGTAAGCGGAATGC